GTTTTAATTGTAAGGTTTGTTGGATTAGTTAAACCGGTTGCATCAAAAATATAAAATTTTTCTATTGAATCTGGAATTGTACAAATTGTGCTAGAAGCAATTGAAGCTGTAGCAAATTTAATAACCATGTTTCTTGCATTTGATAATGCACCATCTGACATTACTAGTGCTAATGTACCACCGCTTGATAATGTTACTTGTTCGAAACCAGCAATTGCTTGTTGAATTACATTTAAGTTTGTATTTGTTTTATCTCCCCATGTACCAGCGTTTTCGCCAGTCACCATTAGTTCGAGTTTTAAATCTGTTGAGTAACTAGATGTCATAAATTTTTATCTCCTAAATAATTATAATTTTACCTTATTTATGCAGCTCGATCAACCACTGTCCAAACATTATTTACTCCAGGATCTACCTCAGCCCAGGCAGTAATATTAGGCGATCCAATAGAAGCTGTCAATTGTATACCCGTAACATCTATATTTGCTGTACCATTGGCTGTTACAGAACCTATTGAACTTGCTAATTGAAGACCTCCTACGCCTATTATTTGACCTGGAATCTCAGCATGTTGGCCGAGTGACATTGCTATCTGTTGTCCAGTAACAGGCTCAATAGTGGTTTGTTCAAGAGCAATTGTACCTATTGTTGAAGTTAATTGTATACCGGTAACATCTACAGGTGTTTTTAAACCTCCAACAGCGGTTCCTATTTGAGAGGTTATTGAACCTGCACTTGTTACTGTAACATTTGCATCTGCATTCAAACTTACAGAACCCATTGTAAAATCTAACTGATCTTCTGCAGCAAAAACAACTATTCCAAAATCTCCAATTAATGAAATTAGTCCTTGTGTAGATGTTAATGAAGAACCTGTAACACTGACAGTTACATCAGTAAATCCTACTTCTTCACCAATTGATGATGTTAGTGTTTGCCCTGTAGGTGCTACTGAATAATTTACACCCCACGCAAACGATCCCCATTGTGCTCTACCCCAACCTTCACCAGTCAAAGTAGTTTCATCTATTGTAGCTGTTCCAATGCTTGAAGTCATTGATGAACCTGTTGTAAGTGCACCAATTCCAGTTACTACTTGGCCCACAGCCATAGACTCTAAACTTCCTGTTACTGGAACTAATGCTGAAGTACCTGAAACTTCGGCACCTATTGAAGATGTTAATTGTTGTCCAACTGCAGTTACTTGATGATCAATTATGTGAGTTTCATTTCCAATAGTTGATGTCAATGATACTCCTGTTACCGATACATCAACGTGACCTTGGTTTCCCCAAGCACCATTACCCCAAGCTAGTCCACCCCAAACATTTGATTCAATATCAAATATTCCACCCATACCAATACCATGTACATAACAAAGATAATAAAAATCAGTTGATGATGATGGAGTTATTTCAACGTAACGAGTTGTTGCTGCGTTAAATGTTGTGGTGTTTGTGTAGTTTGCTTGATTGCTTGACCCATCAAGATAATATGTAACTCCAGAAGAAATAATTCCAGAAGTATTTGTATTTGTAGAAAAAATTAACGGATGATTATCATTTGAGGCATTACTTTGTTCGAACCTTAAAGTTCCTCCGTTAACCCAATTGACAGTACCCGGACCTGTGGAATTTCTGGCTCCATCTAAATAAAAGACGTTTCCAGTTCCTCCACCATATAGGTTTCCTGAAGCTACGGTTACTGTGTAAGTAAGTTCTGCCATAGCTCCAGGACCTTAAATTAAGCTAATCTTAATATAGCTGCCGAAGTTGTGAAAGCTGGGAACTGAATAGTAAATGTTCCAGAAGTTGCAGTCTTGTCACCACCAAAATCTAATACAGCAACTGCATCAGTTGTGTTTGAACCACCGTTTGTAGTTGTATTATAGATTAAAGCTCCTCTTGCAGTAAGAGTTACGTTTTGAAAACTTAAATCAGCAAAATCAGTAATAGCTACTGAAGATGAAACTTTAACACCTTGGTTTACCAAAGCACTTCCACCAGCTGTGTAGTTTGATGAAGTAACTTCTGTGTTAGATCCACCACCTGGGTTTGTTGAATAGTTTTCTGTTGATTTTCCTAAAGTCGCTGAACTTGTGTACATCGCTAATTTATATGTATCAGTTGATGCATCAAAATCGTGACTTCCTTGTAGTAATTCTTTTTTAAAAGAATCACAGATTGCGTTTGTTGTTATTGCCATAATTATTCTCCTTATTAATTTGTGTTTGGAGTAGGTGAAGGTATTTGTATTCTTGGCACACCATCATCATACTCCGCTCGTCTTCTTCTACCCATTTGTTGTAGGGCAAAATTCTGTACTTCTTCATTGTACTTCTTTTCATAAAGATTGTACATATCCATAGGACCTTTTAAAAATCTAAAAGCTTCTGTTAATACACCATGCAATAACATAGACTCTTGATATTTAGCTATAAAAGTTTCATTAGTAGAAGTAAAATTTGGTGGGTCTTTAATATAATTAATTTGTATTTCTAAAGCAGTAGCAGGTACTGGTGCAACTAAAATATTAAAATCATCCCAATTTGCGTAATATTTTGGAGTTCCTGTTGCTCCTGTCCCATTAAATTCTGATATGTAACTTGTATCTCTTTTTTCCATAAAAGTTCTATTACCTGAACCATCAATAACTTGTACAGATCTTAATATTAAAGAATCTGATGGTATGGATACATATCTGTTATTAGCTGTAAAGTTTGAAGTAGCGTATTTTCTTAAATCATCATAATCAACTTTACCTGCAATATCTAACTCAACAGATCTTATAAAATCCTGAATGATAGCATCAGTTAAAACATTACTATCAACTTCAGTATAGTTTCTTACTTGTGTTAAAAAATTTGAATGTGTTATTGCCATTATGTAATACTCACTGTAACGTTACCTAAAATTAATTCTGCTTGTCTTCTTCTATTTTGCAAAGAAGGATCTTGTGGAAGCATACTTTGAGAAATTATAGTTACTCCATTTCTGATTACTTCTACGTATTGTGTTTGAAAAGCAAATTGACCTGGTAATGATAAATTAGCTATTCCAACCATTGAACCACCTGAACTTACTATTGTATCGTCTTGGGGTGCTTGTGGGTTTATATTTGATATATCGGTTGGTTGTTGAAATCTCATTGGTCTTGTATTTTGTAATGCAATTGCATCAGCAGTAAAATGTCTACGTCTTATTTGTGGATGTTTTGGTTCAAATTCAGAGTAATGAACTAATGATCCGTTCCATTCCTTCACCATCTCTTGATATGGAAATGCCATACCAGATCTATCTGATATTGATAAACTTCTTTTACCTGTTGCAAATTTAGCCATAGTTATACTCCATTAGGATAAAAAGATTGAGGTGTAATATAAGTAGATGCTCTTTGACCATCTTCATCAAGAGCTCTTTTTAATTGATCTTCATAAATTAATTTATTTTGTTGTACAAGCGTGGGTGCATTTTTCATAGCTAAATAATATGCAAGTCCTGCGACCATACAAGGTAAAAATCTAAATACTACATCAGCATCATTAGAGTACGCACCTGCATCTTGTATTCTTTTAATTACGTAATATTTTAAAGTAGTGTATGTAATTAGATTAGGTGCTTGATATAAATATATTTTTGGTATTTCTTGTCTGTCTACATAATATTGCGATGGTTGACCTAAGGCTAGCTTATTAGGTAATGCTGAATAAGCAGATCTATCAATTTTCGTCAAAGCAACATCTTGTGTACTTGCAGTATTTGCTCCTGCAGCAGTAGTTGAAACAAAAGCTTCTAAAACATCACTTACGGCGGAGTCTACAGCATATTCAGCTTGACCAGAAACTAATGCATTTTCATGTAGGGCTACTTTCCAAAGATGAATCCCTCTATTTGCCCACTCGGCAAAAAGTAAATTTAAGCTAGTTCTCGCTGATCTTAGACTGTGACCACTTGTTGTGGACATGCCACATCTTTCGTAAGCCTCTTGTATGATTTCTTCTATAGATAAATCAAATGCTGTAGTCCCTGAAGTTGCCATTAATATCCTTTTTACGGTTGTACAATTTCTTGGATTGTATCACTTTTTGACTAAACTTTGAAGACCTTAGGTTTTTTGCGATTAAGTTTGTTTTTAACTTGTAGTTTTTTCTTTTTTTCACCTCTTGCACCTCTAAGCTTGCCATCTATTTGAGCAGTTATTTGTCCTCGTCCTATTGCCATTATAATATATCCTTTGCTTTACCTAGTATTGGTTTATATTTAGTTTTACCTTCTTGTCTATAAGCAAGAAGATATTGTGCTCTTCTGTTTTCAGGAATCCAACTTGCGTGGATCCACCCGCTGTTGGGTTCTCCGGGCGTGTAATACTCGAGAATCAATTGATCTGTTTCAAGGTTCTTTTTTACCCAATCAGCTACTTCAGCATTATCAACTCCTACACATTCAAAATCACAAGCCTCAGCTTTTGCATGTTGACTATTCCTACTAGACCCTATCGCAAGGCAAAGGTCTTCTGAACGGAACCCGCTAGTCACTTTAACTCTACCAAAGTGGTCACGTACGGGTTGTAATATATTTTCACAAAGATCTTTTAATTTTTCTATTTGCCCTGCATTAGGATTATTATTAATACCCTTCCTAACGGCTGTATCTGATTTTATCAGCTCCAATAAAGTAAAGTTACGAGATAAGTTCATAGCTATTCCTATTTTAATATTAATTTAACAATTGATTTTTGGCCCATATAAATTTCTGTCTCTGCTTTTGATTTTAAACAATGATATTCTACATTACCCCCTGTATTAGAACGCATAGCAATTCTTTTTCCTTTTAAACAGTTTGACATTGATTCTTGTATTCTGTGTTCTATTATTTCTCCATTAACAATCATAAGTAAAGCTATAACAATTTCCATTAGTGTGTCCCTTTTCCGTTTGCTCTAACTTTATCTTTTAATTGTTCTACATCATCCAATGCTTTTTCTAGTTGCGCTTTTAAGAATTCTATATTGACTTTGTTAGTCATATTTTGTTCTTGATTTGTAATTAATTTTTCTACATCTTCAAACAAACTTTCAATCAACATAAATTGTTCTTGGTCAGTAGGTTTCTGTTCAGATTTTTTAAGTAGATCAGCTTGAAAAAGCTCACGTGATGTTTCTAGTGATGTAAGTCTGGCAGTAACTTCTGTGTAAGCAAACACACCCATAGCAACAGCAACAACTATACCAATCATATTTTTGATAGGCATACTAACTGCTGTTTGATCTGATACTTTCATTT